GGTAGCGGATTTAGCAAAGCCTCCGATAAGATGGAAAAGCCCGAAGCCGTAAGCTCCAAAACCCGGGATATATTGGTAGTGCACAAAGTGCTGACGCTTGAGTTTAAGTGGGTCATCTTCATTCCAATTACGGCGAATAGCCAACACATCGTTGGTGCCTTTAATCAACGTAACCACGTACGGCAACATGATGCCGGTCTTCTCACCATCTTCTTCATCCTCGAAGCCTTTGAGGTCTAGGTCAACGTGGCACTCATACAGTGTGTAACGATCATCGTTAAGGTCACTAAAGCCCGTCTCTTTGTCTTTGGCTTTCTGAATGTCGCTGATGGATTTATCAGGTTCAGACAACTCAATGTCACGGTAGAAGCCCGCTTGTTGTAGTTTGAGAATTTCATTCTTTGTCTTGCGCATCACGTGTGTAATGCGATAGCACGTATCCATCTCTGTTGTGCCGTACGGCAAAACAATGTCTTCGGCTGGAATAAAGATTGATACTTGACGTCCCAAATTGGGATCATAGTACACCTTCTTAAACGCTGAACCTGTGGCTGGCAGTGACCACAACATGCGCTCATGCTCTGGACGGAACTCAACCATCTTCTCTGTCAACTGATAGTTCATATCATCTTGAACACGAGCAGCGGCTTCTTTCTTCTCAGGTGTTTCTTTGCCAATGATCTTGGTGCGCACTGGGCCTTGTGCGGGGAATGTCTCAGTGATTGTCTCAGCTTGGAAGCGAACGACTGCTTCTGTAATCATGGGGTGGAACACACCTGACGCACCGTTCCAAGGTTCTGTGCGCTCTTCGATCTGCAAACCTAGAAGTTTTAACCCTTCTGTGTAGGCTTTTTCCCAATCCTTGCGACTGTTCTTATCGTTGTCAATGTCAGAGCACAACTCACTTGCCATAGATTGCAGTGCGCCCTCGGTTACTTCTTCAGCCAAGTTATCAGAGAAGGTGTCATCATCTCCCTCACCGATGCTGATCTCTAAATCACCCGCTTTGATGTTGACTTCTTCAGGGTCAACGATCTCAATTTCAATCGCATCTTCGTTTTGCGCTAATGCGTCAATCCCTGCGGGTTGTTGGTACAGTGCTTTGTCGATGTTAGTAGCCATCTTTGATCCTTAGTAATACGCCGCTTTACGGGGTATTGAGTAAATGTCATCTTTTTCGTCGCTGTCCAAGCTGATGAATCCACCATTCCTGAACCGAGCTAACGCCATACTTGTGCAGTCAACCATGTCATCATGATCTGACGCGGGGAACGCAGCCACCTGCTCCACAACTTCCTCTGCCCAGCGCCTACCCGCAGGATACCAGACCATGCCCGATCTGAAAATATCCGACACTGCATTTAGTCGTGCAACTTTATCACCTGTGCCCCTGTGTGGGGTGAACTCTTGCACGGGTATGCCCATGCGCCGAAACTCTTGGAACAGCGGTGTACCGCTAGACTTCTTCTCCACGATGAACGCATCAGGCTCCCACTCTCTGTATTCTTCCAGCGCCAAGTCTTTAAGTTCAGCAAACTCCACCCGTTTGTTGATGGCGTTCATCAGGATGATGTGGGGCTTCTCTCCTGTGAGTTTGTGGGTGAACACACCCCATGTGAGCAGTGCTGTAAAGTCAGCGCGGTTGTTCTTCTCAGCCGCCGCGTCAAGTGTCATGATGACAAACTCAAGCTCTGGGGGGTCTTCCTCTTCCCACTTCATCCACCACTCGCGTTTGATGATCGCACCTTCTTCGCTGGTGGGTTGTTGCTGATACTGAGCGTTCCACTGGAACGAGGGCATCGACGCTTTGGTTCTGTGCAGGGCTTCAAGGTCAAAGAACTCAGGCCACAGCGCTCTTTCTTCTGGCGTGTTCTCGTTAAAGATGGCAGGAAACTCAAAGAACTCATACTTGTCAGACTCTTCGTTGCGAGCCATGTCCTTGGCCATCATGCCAATCAGATCGTTGGGATGCCAGCGGGTATGCACAATCGCCATCCGGCCACCCGGCATCAAACGTGTTCGAGCACCAAAAGTAAACCATTCGTATGCCTTTTGGAATACCTCAAAGTTGCCGTTCAAGATGTCCTGCTCAGAGAACGGATCGTCAACAATCAAAAAGTCAGCACCACGACCTGCAAGGGCAGAGCCAACACCGCAGGCAAAGTACTCACCCCCAGAGTTTGTGTTCCACCGTCCGGCAGACTTGCTGTCAGCGGCCAGCGTCACCGTTGGGAATATCTCTTTGTACATCTCTTGGTCAACCAAGTTACGCACCTTGCGTCCAAAGTCAACGGCCAAGTCAGTGGTATGCGACACCATCAGCACCTTCTTATCAGGGAAATTACCTAGGAACCATGCAGGGAAATACACAGACACCAAAAAAGATTTGCCGTGCCGTGGCGGGATGGATACCGCAATTCGGTCTTTGCGGTTGAACGCCATGTCTTCTAGCAGAGATGCCAGCCTGCGGTGATGTCGCCCGATCTTGTAGTCGGTATTCATCTTCATACAAAACTCAAGCAGGCTACCCCGTGCAATCTTGGCAGTCTCTCGCTTGGTCAACTCTTCCAATGTCGCATCAAACGATTCCAAATCTTCTGGGTCAAGTTTGGCCAAATCTACGTTTTGTAGATCCTCCATTGTGAACTCAGAAAAATCAATCATGAGGTTCGCTGCGCACTAGCGTGGGTACAGATGGGCGTGTGCCCAGCACATCGGCTTTGCTTTCTTGCAGGGTTTTGGGTTTAGCTACCACATCCACAATCTGTTCAGACTTACTGCGCAGTTCCAGCAGTTTGGAAATCCTACCTTTAATAGAAGCTTCCAACTCCAGCGTGGTTTTGTGCTTCACGGTAATTTCACTGCGCTCTATAAATAAGCCAACGTCACCCACCTTGCCTAGCAGTTCAAGTGCACGGATGCGAATCTTGGGATCGGGGTGGGTCGTCTCTTCAATCAGCTTATTTGTAACGTAAGTTCTGATCTGCACAGCCGAGTTCACCACCACCTGATCGTACTCACTCAGGATGGATTTGAGATGCAACACCGATGCTGTGGTTGTGACTGCGTTGGTCTGGGGCGTTACTACATTTGTAGCTTCTGAGCTACTAATAGATTCATGGAAGGCCGAGCGTGCCCGCACTTTGTCTTCTGCAGATGGCTCATCAGGTGCACCGAACGCTTGCAGGAATTCTGCAGTCTTAAATAGGGCATCCACCTTGGTATGCAGAGACACCACATCCTCCCGCTTGCTTGGGATTGGCACCGTCAACTCTGGGATACAGGTCAGCATGGCGCAAAATATAACACACAAACGGCAGGGCGTGTCAAGACACTATCACTAGGGGGGTGTTCTGGAACATGATTTCATAGAATTTTTGCTATAAAAATTTTTAGCGGGTCGTTTTATTTTGATGGGGGGTGGGTTTCAGAATAATTGGGCAACGTTCGTATGGAATACACTGTAGGTGCAGCTACGGGACTCCAAACTGTCAAGGCTTGGTGGGGGGTGGGTGGGGTCGCGCCCGTGGGAACTGGTGGCGCTGGGGCGGGCGGGGAAATTCCTACTGGTAGGAAAGAACGGGAAACGTGACATAACATCATGAAACGTGGCATAATAGAGTTATCGGTTTAAGGCAATATATCTTTGCTACTGATACTTTAGGGAAACACCTATTATGGCAAACGCTATCCAAACTCTCGACACTATCGCCCTTTTTAAGGGTATCGCCACTGCGCACAATGCAGGCGTGTCCGCCCTTGATGTCATCAAGGGTCATATTGAAACCCTGCGCAAGGGTGAAATCACAATGGGAAAATCAGTGAAAACGTGTGCGTATCGTGTGCAGTGCGTTGACGCATACGCCCAAGCATTTCCCAAAACTGCAAAGAAAACACGTGACAATTATGTCACTGCTGTTGTTGATGCTGTAAACAATGGCACTGAATTTTCATTCAGTGCGTCTAAAGGTAAGGCTAAGGGCGGGTCTAAAGGTAAAACCAAAACCGAGGCTATCGACAAGGTTATCGCACGGGTTTTTTCTCACCCTGAATTCAAAGCATGGTGCGACAAGGTTCAATCATCGTATGATGACGCCGAAGCCGATACCCTTGAGGGATGTGTTCGCTCATACCTTGAATCAGAGGGTTATGAGATTCAAGAATAATTCCTACCCGTAGGAAAAACCCAACCCGCCTCGGCGGGTTTTTTGTTGCCCGCTTCATGCGGGCTTTTTTGCGTCTGGCTGATCGAGGGTTTGCCCCTCGCATCTTTTGGGAAAACTGGTGGGGGAAGCAACTATGCAACTACGCAAAGCAGCTATGCGACCACGCAAAAAGGCGTGTTCCAAATGTTCTGGCTTTTTAGCACGTACTTGGAACGTTCTAATTTTCTATCGGAACACCCGTCTAGTTATGTCTTGTCATGTCTTAGCAATGTTCTAAAGCAAAAACTCTCTTTAATAATAATAAAATAATATATATATATATATAGAACAAGTGTTGTTCTGGTTTTTACAAAGTCAGTCTGGAAAATTTTCTTTTTTACTTTTTGGGTGAAGTTGTGGGCGACCCTCTGCGATCAAGGCAATCACTTTTTCCTACCAGTAGGATTTTTTATCGGGGGCTTTTACGGCATTTCGTCTCCAGCACACAATGGATTTCTGCCCACAAATTAAGCACACCCCCTTCCAAAACAACACA